ATGTAGTAAAACTGGGACTCTCTCAAAAGGGGAGTCCCTTTTATTTTTTTATAACCCCCTAACCACTTAGGAGCATTAAAAATGGCAATTGAATCAGATATCAGCAATGCAGACTCACGACTAGCAGTCCAATTCTATAAAAAAAGCGTTAAGCAAGACATCGCTTCAGACGAAGCAGGTAGACCGATTTTTAAAGAATTTGATTTTGTAAGAATTATGATTCCTGGCGATAATTTGACAGAAATCGACACTTACGCTCAAGAGTCCCATAAACAGCGTTTTCCACGCCAATGGGCGCATTACCAAAACCAAGTAGCCAACCATCAAGACATTGTTGGCACACCCTTAGACCAATGGCCTCAAATTACTCGTAGCCAAGCTGATGAATTGCGTGGGCTTAAATTCCACACAGTAGAGTCTATTGCAGACTGTTCTGACCAGCAATTACAGAGAATTGGGATGGTTGCAGGTATGTCACCGCATAATTTCCGTTTAAAAGCTAAGGCTTTCTTGAATTTAGCCAATGATTCCGCAGAAGTTGCACAAAGAGAAGCAGAATTGCAAGCACTTCGTGCAGAAAATGATAAAATCAAGGCAGAAACAGATGCGAAGCTATCCAAAATGCAAGAACAAATGGAAGCGCTACTTGCGGCTGTTGCGGAAAAAACCCCAAAAACACGCAAAACCAAAGTAGCCGAGGCTTAATATGTCCCAAACGATGTTGCAACTTGTACAGCAAACAGCAGCCGAGCTGAATTTGGCTGTTCCTTCCTATGTTATTGGAAATACTAACCAGGATGTACAGCAGATTCTTGCTTTAATGAACGGTGCTGGCTATGAATTACTCAAAGAGTACGATTGGCAGGCTTTGCAAGTGCAATATCGTTTCTACACGCAATCTTTAACCGCCAATGCCACAACTGTTAATGGTTCTACTACATTAACTTTTGAGGCTGGCACAGATTTAAGTAATGTTACAAGTCAATGGCAATTGTCAGGCTATAACATTCCTCAAGATACCTATGTTGTCAGCGCAGATAACACTACCAAAGTAGTTGTAATGAGCCAAATGGCTAGTGGTACTGGCACACAGTCAGTAGTTTGCGCTCAGACTGCTTATGACCTTCCTGATGATTTTGAAACCATTACAGACCGCACCCATTGGGACAAGTCTAAACATTGGGAAATGCTTGGGCCAGAAGATGCACAACAATGGCAATGGTTAAAGTCTGGCTATATTTCAACAGGCCCTCGTGTTCGTTGGCGTATTCTTGACAACCAATTCCAAATTTGGCCGATTATGAATACCCAAGAGTATTTAGGCTGGGAATACCGTTCAAAGGGCTGGGCAAGAAGCGCTACTGGCGCTATTAAGAATAGCTTTACTGCTGACACCGACACTACTGTGTTAGATGACCGCATTATGGTGCTTTACACCAAGCTAAAGTATTTCCAAGTTAAATCTTTTGACACTACTGCATTGCAACAAGATTATCAGCGTTATTTGACTGTGGCTAAAGCCAATGACAAAGGCGCACCTAATCTTAGCTTTGCTCCATACCCAAGCAAAGTGCTTATTGGCTACGCTAATATCCCTGATACTGGCTATGGAAGCTAATTATGTTGCTATCACAATCAAAAAAGTTTACCGCCACAACAGCTAGTGTGCCAGCACCTATTGGTGGCTGGAATGCTAGGGACTCTTTGGCTAACATGTCGCCAACAGATGCCGTACAGCTTATTAACTTTTTTCCTACGCCTACCGATGTAAGCCTTAGAAAAGGCTACGCAAAGACTTCTACAGGAATTACAGGCAAAGTTTATAGTTTAATGAATTACGCAAGGCAAAATGGCACTAATAGCTTATTTGCCGCAGCAGAAACAAAAATATGGGATGCCACAAGCGACCCTGCTACAGTAGCTTTTTCTGGAATTACGAATAGTAAACTTCAGTTTGTAAACTTTTCCAATACAGGTGGTGATTATTTAGTAGCTTGTAATGGTCAAGACCCTACAATGGTTTATGACGGTACAAGATGGTTTTTTATAGCTACAACAACAACTGCTCAAACTATTAGCAGTATTACTAGAGGCGGTACAGGAAATCTTACAGCCACAATGACAACGGCTGCGCCTCATGGGTTAATTACTGGCAATAGAATTACAGTAAGTGGTGCAACTCCTAGTGCCTATAACGGCACTTATGTTATTACAAGAACAGGTGCAAGCACTTTAACTTACACAATGCTTACAGACCCAGGCGCTAGTGCTTCGCCTGTAGGAACTTATACTACAGTTGGAATTACTGGCGTAGACTCCTCCACATTCATTAATGTCAATTTGTTTAAAAACCGCTTATGGTTTACGCAAAAAGACACCATGAAAATATGGTATTTAGATGTTTCTAATATTGGTGGGGCTGCAACAGCTATTGATTTTGGCGGAATTTCTCGCAATGGTGGCTATTTACAAGCTATGGGTACTTGGACACTTGACGCTGGTCAAGGTGCTGATGACTATGCTGTATTTGTAACTAGTATGGGCGAGGTTATTGTTTATAACGGCACAGACCCTTCTAGTGCTGCCACATGGGCTTTAAAAGGCGTATGGCAACTAGGTCAAACCTTTAACCGCAGATGCTTTTTTAAATGGGCTGGTGACCTTTTATTGCTAACTCAAGATGGTTTAACACCTTTAGCTTCAGCGCTACAATCTAGCCGCCTAGACCCTCGTGTAAACCTTACAGACAAAATTTACTATGCTGTAAGCCTAGCTGCTACTTCTTTTTATGGTAATTTTGGCTGGCAAATTAACTATTTTGCTAGTGAAAACATGCTTATTTTATCTATTCCTACTAATAATGGAATGGAACAATATGTAATGCACACGATTACTAAATCATGGGCTAGATTCACAGGGATTGAGGCTTATTGTTGGGAAGTTTCAGGCAACAACGAAATTTACTTTGGTGGAGATGGTTATGTAGCCAATTTTTACCAAGGAAACTCAGACGATGGCTCTAATATTCAAGCTAATGCACAGCAAGCATATAGCTATTTTGATAGCCCAGGTCAATTAAAACGCTACACAATGGTAAGACCAATATTCCAATCTAATAATGGCGTGCCTACTACAGCAGTCAATATTAGTACAGATTTTGAGCCTCAAACAGACTTTGGAACGCTATCATTTAACCCAGCTTCAACAGTAGGAGGCGTCTGGAATACCTCTGTATGGGATGACGCTTTATGGAGCGCTGGTGATATGGTTACAAAAACATGGTATGGCGTAACTGGACTGGGCTTTTCAGCTTCTGTAAATTTGTCTATTGCCTCACAAGGTATTGATTTTAAATGGACTTCTACAGATTATGTAATGGAAAAAGGTGGCGTTCTGTAATGCGTTTTGTTACAACTGAGAACCAATATCAATTAAGAAATTGGCTTTCAAAAGTAGGAAAGTTTGAATATCCGCAAGAAACAGCGTGTATTGGACAAGAAAAAGACGGCAATTTAATAGCCGTTGTTGGATATAACAGTTTTACTCCAAATTCTTGTCAAATTCATGTTGCTTCTACGGATGTGTATTGGCTAAACAAAGACTTGCTTTTTGCAATATTTGATTACCCCTTCAACAAACTTGGAGTTAAGGTTATACTAGCACCAATATACAAGGGCAATTATAAGTCCTTGAATTTGTGCCGAAAACTTGGCTTTGAGCAGGTAGCTGACATACCTTATGGACACCCTGAAGGTGACCTTATTGTAGTCGCAATGAAGCGTAATCAATGCAAATGGTTACAACAAGGAGAAGGTAATGGGCGCAGTAGCTAAAACAGTAGGTGGTTTATTTGGTGGTGGCGGCTCTTCAGCCCCAGCAGCACCAGACTATGTAGGCGCAGCTAATGCTACTGCGGCTAATAATTTAAAAGCGGCACAAGCTGCTACGGCTGCTAATCGTGTAAGCCAATACACTCCTTATGGTTCTTTGCAATATACACAAACAGGCACAGACTCACAAGGCAACCCAATGTGGTCTGCCACACAAACGCCTACTGAAGCATTAGGCGCAGCAGCACAAAATTCTCAAAATAATGTTTTAGGTCAGTATGCCAACCCATTTACAGGTGGAAATTTACCTTCTTATGGCATTAACCCTGGACAAACATATAGCGATGCTATTATGCAACGCTTACAACCACAGCAAGAAATGCAACAAAAGCAATTTGATGCACAAATGGCTAACCAAGGCATTCCAGTAGGTTCTGAGGCTTACCAAAACGCTGCAAGACAATTTCAACAAGGTCAAAACGACCAGCGTACAAGCGCAATTGTTGGTGGTATGAATACTGGTTTACAAGCTAATCAACAACAATATGGTCAAAACTTGACTACATATAATAATGCTTTAGCTAATGCGCTTGGCATTAAAAACTTGGCAACACCTAATTACATTAATCCAGCACAACAATCTACAACTGCTGGTGCTGATATTTTAGGCGCTACAAACGCACAATATACAAACCAATTAAACGCATACAACGCACAACAAGCACAAAACGCCAATATGACAAGCGGTTTATTTGGTTTGGGCGCTGCTGGTTTAATGTCACCAAAAGGTACATTTAGCGGTTTAGGAGGCGGTCTAAGCGGATTATTTGGCGGTGGCGCAGGTTCTTATGGAGCTACAGGCATGAGTCCAGAAATGCTTGCTACTGTAGGTTTAATATAAGGAATAGTCATGGCAGATAATTTATTTGGCGAAGTTCCTTTAGAACTACAGCCGCAAATGCAAGACATTAGTCAGCAACAAAAGCTGTCACAAATGTTATTACAACAAGGTATGCAACAGCCACAGGGTCAAATGATTTCTGGTCGTTATGTTGCGCCTGCTATAACTCAATATTTACAGCCATTATTTAGTGCTTATGCTGGTAGCAAAGGCATGGAAAGTGCTGAACAAAAACAACTTGAATTGGCTAAACAATTGCGTGAAGGAAAGTCTGAAGCATTGGCAACATTCCAAGACTTAATGTCTAAGCCAGAAACTCGTGGTCAAGCTATGCAATATGCTGCTAAGAGTCCTTATTTGCAAGGAATGGCTCAAGAATTAATGAAACCACAAAAACTTGGCGAAGGTGAAAACCTAGTAATGCCTAGCGTTGGCGGTGGTGAACCAGTTAATTTAGCCGCAGGCGCACCTAAATATCATGCTCCAATTACTATTGACACAGGCAATTCAACCATTTTGCTTGACCCCCTGACAAAACAAAAAATTGGTGAATTTGCAAAGGCACATCAACCTGTAGCAGGTCAAGTGTTAGAAACAGAAAATGGCCCTATGTTGGTAAACACTCGAACAGGTCAAGCTACGCCAGTAATGGCTAATGGGCAACCTGTAGCTGGCAGCAAACCTTTAACTGCTGACCAAGGCAATGCAACTGCCTTTGGTATTCGCATGAAAGAGTCAAACCAAATATTGAATGATTTAGAAAATAAAGGCGTTAAAAATACTGGCGTTGTAAGGTCTGCTGTAGCAGGCACAGTAGGAATGACCCCATTTGTGGGTGAAAATTTAGCACATGGCGTAAATGCTGTAATGAATACATTGCCAAGCGCATTAGGTGGCCCAAGCGCAGAACAACAACAAGTAGACGCTGCTCGTAAAAACTTTATTACTGCTGTGTTGCGTAAAGAATCTGGCGCTGCTATTTCAGCTTCTGAATTCTATAATGAAGCACAAAAATATTTTCCTCAACCTGGCGATTCTGACGCAGTTATTGCACAAAAACGCCATGCTAGAGATACTGCAATTAAAGCTATGGAAATTCAAGCAGGCCCTGGTAAGCGTCAAATTGAACAAACTAATTTGCCTACTGAAAATAATGGTTGGTCTGTTAAAACGGTGAAATAATGGCTGAATATATTGTTACAGCACCTGATGGAAAAGAAATAACATTAGAAGGCCCTGCTGGCGCTTCTCATGCAGA